CGTATATTACATAGATGATGGTGTAATTACGGACATATACGATTGTGATTGTGACATTTAATATTTGTTGACGATAATAAATTAATCATTTATATTTATTTACGAAGGTAAATGCCGACCTAATTCGGTAGCTAATACACCAAAAGTAAAAAATATATGATATCACAAGAAGAAATTGAAAACTTCCTTGTGGGTAATGACCCTGAGGAATTTATCGTATCGGTAGAGTACGATTACGTATCTGACAAAATCTACAAAATCAAAGAAGTTCCTGGTAAAGGTAAACAGATCCAAAGAGACACATTGATCTCATTTGCTTGGGTTGGTGATCTACGTGGTCAAAACTTTTACTCATCATCAAAAGGTTTACAAAAAGAAGCCATGACCAAACATGGTATTATGATTGAGAAACTTAAAACTGAAGGTAATGATCGTTTAGAACGAGGACTTACCTTTATGGTTAAGTCGATGAAAGGTTATCGAAATCTAATACAATTTTTTAGAGAAGGTGGTGTTGATCCTTGGGGTGAAAAAACAAAAGACCTCATCATGGTACTTCCACCTGTTGAGCAGTACCTCATCTCTAAAGAGAAAAGACTATTCAAAGGATTCGAAGAATACAATGACATCACGAGGATGGTATTCGACTTGGAGACGACCTCACTTGAACCCAAGGATGGTCGTATCTTCATGATTGGAATTAAAACAAACAAAGGTTATAAAAAAGTTATTGAGTGTGCAACACCCGATGATGAAAGAAGAGGACTTGTTGAGTTCTTTAACATCATCGATGATATTAAACCTTCAATTCTTTCAGGATACAACTCATTCAACTTCGACTGGTATTGGATCTATGAAAGATGTAAAGCATTAAACCTCGACATAAAAAAAGTTGCCAAGTCACTAAATCCTGAGAAATCAATTTCAATGAAAGAGTCGATGTTGAAATTGGCAAACGAAGTTGAGAAATTTAACCAAACACAAATGTGGGGTTATAACATTATTGATATCCTACACTCAGTTCGTAGAGCTCAGGCAATCAATTCAAACATCAAGGAAGCTGGTTTGAAGTACATTACCAAATATATTGAGGCTGAAGCTCCTGATCGTGTTTATGTAGATCATGATAAGATCGGATCTATGTATCGAGATAAAGAAGAGTATTGGTTAAACATTGAAAATGGTAAGTATAAGAAAGTAGGTAATGATCCAAAAGTTGATGATGTTTGTGGAAGACATTCTAAAGTCTATATCAAAACAACAGGAGACGACATTATTGAGCGTTATCTTGACGATGACTTGGAGGAAACTCTATTGGTTGATGAAGAGTTCAATCAAGGTTCATTCTTGTTGGCATCATTACTTCCAACAACATATGAAAGAGTTTCAACAATGGGTACCGCAACATTATGGAAAATGTTGATGTTGGCTTGGTCTTATAAACATAACTTGGCAATTCCTGCTAAAAATGATAAAGGGAACTTTGTAGGTGGACTTTCTCGATTGATCCGAACAGGATACTCAAGAAACGTATTAAAACTTGACTACTCGTCTCTTTACCCCTCCATTCAGTTGGTACACGATGTATTTCCTGAGTGTGATGTGACAGGTGCGATGAAAGGATTATTATCTTACTTCCGTAACACTCGTATCAAATACAAACAACTTGCTGAGGAATATGCGACGATTGATAAGAAAAAATCAACATCTTATGACCGTAAACAATTACCGATTAAGATCTTCATCAACTCGATGTTTGGTGCATTGTCCGCTCCACAGGTATTCCATTGGGGTGACATGGACAAAGGTGAAATGATTACTTGTACAGGTCGTCAGTATCTTCGTATGATGATTCACTTCTTTATGGATCGTGGATACACACCACTTGTAATGGACACGGATGGTATTAACTTCTCGGTTCCTGAAGGTGTAGAAGAAAGACGTTATGTCGGTAAAGGTCTGAACTGGAAAGTTGTTGATGGTAAAGAGTATGTTGGTGAAGAAGCGGATGTGATGGAGTTTAACGATCTTGCGATGAGAGGTGAAATGGCACTTGATACTGATGGACAATGGCCAGCTTGTATCAACTTGGCTCGTAAGAACTATGCTTTGATTACCGCAAAAGGTAAAATCAAACTTACAGGTAACTCAATCAAATCTAAAAAGATGCCGATCTACATTGAGAAGTTCTTGGATAAAGGAATTAAATTATTACTTGATGGTAAAGGACAAGAGTTTGTTGAGTGGTATTATGAATACGTACAAAAAATATTTGATCAGAAAATTCCTTTGATGGATATTGCAAACAAAGCAAAGATCAAACAAACTATCGATGATTACATCGCAAGAAGTAAAACCAAAACTAAAGCGGGAGCATTGATGTCACGTCAAGCACATATGGAGTTGGCAATCAAAGACAAACTGAATGCTAATCTTGGTGAGGTTATCTTCTATGTAAACAATGGTACAAAGGCATCTCATGGGGATGTTCAAAAAGTTAATAAACCAAAGAAAGGTTGGTCTCAAGAACACATTGATAATTACATGAGAGATTGGGGAACAACAATACCTGAAAACGTAGATTCAATTATTCAGTTAAATTGTTATCGAATTGATCCTTCAGACATTGAAACTAACCCAACAATGACCGGTGAATATAATATTCAGAGAGCAATTGCGACTTTTAACAAACGAGTAGAGCCTTTATTAGTTGTGTTCAAACAGGAAGTTAGAAATGGATTATTAGTTAAGAATCCTGAGGATAGACCATTCTTCACTAAAGTTCAATGTGAGTTAATTAATGGACAACCTTTTGAAGAGGGGGATCAAGACAAATTAGAAGATGTAATGGAAATTTCTGATGAGGAAATGTCTTTTTGGAATCGTGTTGGTGAAACGCCTTATCACATGTATAAAGATGCAGATCAAACTATGTGGATGTATGTACCCAAAAAAGAGTTAATCCATTTTAATTCCGTCGGAGGAAAGGATATACCAAACACCGTTGACATTTTGTAACTCAACACAAGCACCCTTACCAATTGAGATTTCATCCCAATCTTCGTCTATTCGACCTATGTCGGGAACAATTACACAGTTGGTAAGTGTTTTTATTTTAACTCGTTCTGTTGTTGTTGAATCTAGTTTTACTTTTGATTGTGCAACATCTCTTACGATTAAAAGAGTTTCACCATTAGTTATGTAAGTTTCATTACTGTTTATTACAACATCAAACGATTCAAAATTAAATGATTGATTTCCTTTTATTACGGTTTTTCTAACTGGTTTGTTTCTTATAATTGACATAAAATTAAATTACATATATCTGACGAGGCATAGCTCTAAACTTAAGAGTTTTGTTTAAGTTTTCAGCTAACAAAGCTTCTCTTTCCATCACTTTTTCAGGACGAAGTCTTGTTAATCTTCCTTCAGGGCCGATTAATTCCTCAGCTAATTTAGCCTTTTCATCTTTACCCTCAGTACCTAATGTTGCATAATCCATAGTTAAGTCACCATCAGGAGTCTTTAAGTTACCACTAAATTTACCACGAACTCTCGCTAAAGTTTCTTTACAGTAAGCAATAAACCATCTACGAACCCAAACTTGAGCAGGATTATTTAGTTTGTACCAACTTATTTTATTGAATGGGACATCGGAAGGTAAAAGAACAATATCAGGATTATCAGCTAAACACTTATCTCTATCACCTTGTGAAGTATCATAATACCAATACCAAACTTGACCTTTTGCTAATTCAGCATTACCGAAGTCAAATTTACCACCTGGAGTGTTCAAAAGGTGTAATGCTTTTTTACCACCAGGGAGTGCTGTAATATAATAAGTTAAATCTCCCGCAAATATTCTTCTTTGGATGTTAACTTCTTGCATTCTTAATAATGTATCGAAGGCAGGTGTTAAATAATAACTTCCCGCCATATTACCAATTTGTGCAAGACCTCCACCACCACCAAGTCCAGTTCCATTACCAATACCCGCAAAACCACCTAAACCAAACATTAAGTTGTTTAATGTTGATGGAGTAAACCATAATACTTCATTTATCTCACGACCCGCAGGTATCTCATAAATCTGTTGGTTAGGTACTAACTGTATAAAGTCTTTTTTAATTTCCCAATCACCACCTGCCTGTAGACCAACAATTTTGGAATAAGCATAAGTGTACCTTGTTTCAAAATCTAAACTTTTAGTAATAAAGGCTCTTGATAAAGATTGTGTGTCTAAATTTAAATTATTTAATGTGGTCCATTGAGATTCAATTAACCAATCTTGAACATATTGAGAATAATCGTCAATTGAATATTCTAATAATGTGTCCATCATTTCATCTTCCAATTCCACAGATCTTAAAGGTGCACCCAATAAGTGTCTAACTTTTTGATAGAATTGACTTCTTTCTGGTTCGTCGATTATTGCCATAGGATTTTTTATTATAAATATCTTCTAAAAAAAAATGTGGTAGCGGATCTTATTTAGAATCCTTTTTTGTTCTTTTCAAGTATAGGTCATTAACAAATTCCCAATTAACAACATCCCAAAACTTTTGGATATATTCGTCACGTTTGTTTTGGTACTTTAAATAGTATGCGTGTTCCCAAACATCAAGACCTAACAAAGGATATCCACCTTTCTTAACTATGTTCATTAATGGATTATCTTGATTTGGTGTAGACATGATTTTTAAATCACCATCCTTATTCAGATATAACCAAGCCCATCCAGATCCAAAACGATCTTTAGCTGCTTCGTTAAATTCATCTTTCATTTTTTTAATGTTACCAAAATCTTTTTTGATTTTTTTTAAAATCTCACCACTTGGTAGTTGTTTTTTAGGAGATAACATCTTCCAAAATAATGCGTGGTTAAAAGCCCCACCAGCATTATTTCTAACTTTATTATCGAATTTACTTATAGTTCTTACAATATCTTCTAACTCTAAATCACCATCAATGTCTTTGATTGCTTTATTTAATTTATCAACATATCCTTTGTAGTGTTTATTGTAATGGATATTCATAGTTTTTGAATCTATAAATCTATTCAAAGAGGAATATGAGTAAGGTAACTTTTCAATACCAATTGATTTCATTTCAGAAACCAAATTTTTTTTGATTAGTTGTTTTTCGTTTAATAAAATTTGTTCAGATAGAAGACTTACTTTTCCCTTGATCCCTTTATGTTCATACATCAATTCCTCAAGTTCAGGATATTTTTTTTCAAATTTTTTGACAATCTGACCTGCAAAAGCATTTGCTTCGTCTTCATTAATACCACCAATATTAGGTCCGTGTTCTCTACCAAGAATTGTCATTTGATATTCGTGAACCCATTCATGTGCTAATGTTCTCATGATGTCACGATTTAATCTTCCTTTAGCAAGAACCTTAATTAAATGATCACCTCTTCTACTACCTGTAGACATCTCACCTTTTCTATCATCTAAAAACATAATTTTTAAATCATTCTTGAGTGGATACTCTTCTTGTAATAAAGAAATAAACTTTGTAACAAAGTCTTTTCGTTTTTTAATATCGGGATTTTCGTATTTGATAGAAACTTTCATCTTTGATAAATATTCTACCAATCAAAAGATTATCGTCTATTGTTGATTAGATTCAATATTTCTTCAACAATGTCACCTGTATTTTCCACAACACCATCACCCATTACGGTTCTAATGATTTCTTTTTTACGATTAAGGATGTCATAAATTGTGCCTTCGATGGTATTTTCAAATAGTGGGTAGTAAACCAATACGTTTGATTTTTGACCATAACGATAAGCTCTATCTTCAGCTTGTGCGTGTTCTGCAGGAACAAAAGATAAATCATTCATAATCACAGCTTCCGCAGAAGTTAAAGTCAAACCAACACCCGCAGCTTTTAAGTTACCAACAAAAACTTTAATTTTATCATCGTTTTGAAATTGATCTACGGCTTGTTGACGCATGGCATTAGAACAACTACCATCAAGGTAAACTGCTTGTTTTGAGAAATGTTGGTATATTGTTTGAAGGGTATCAGTAAAGTTTGTGAATATTATAACTTTCTTTCCCTGTTCTATAATGTTTTCAGCAAACTCAATTGTTTGTTTTGTTTTTTCATTTGCAATTACTTTTCTAACTTTCATAAGTTTAGAAAACTGAACTGTTAAAGATGATGACTCGTCAGGATTTTTATCGTACCAATCAAAATATTCACCCATTAAATCTTCGTACTCTTTTGATTTTAATCTCAAATAAACAGGTGTAATGATTTTATCAGGTAAATCTAAAACATCTTCTTTCAATCTCCTAAGAATTTGTTTAGATGTACGATCTCTCAACTCTTCTAAATTAGAGGCACCTGTCACATTCCATACTTTTCTTTTACCTGCGGTAAATTGGAATCCTTGACAATACCTAATTGCATAAGCCTTCCAATTCTGAGCAACAGGACTTTCAATTAGATTTAATAAATTATAATAATTCATAGGCCGAGAAGTCATTGGTGTTCCTGTTAACAACCAAACTCGTTCTACTTTTTTTGCAAAACTATTAATAATCTTTGTTCTTTGTGCCTGAACATTTGATATCATGTGAGCTTCATCTAATATTACCAAGTCAAATCCACTTTGTAATAATAGAGACTCATCTTTTTTCTTCGCGTCTGAGTCGTGGAAGTTTTTAAGGATATCATAATTAACGATTACAAAATCATCTTCAGTTGAAAATTTTTTACCTTCCGCAATAAAAACAGGTCTATCTGAATAATTTGCAATTTCTCTTTGCCAATTTATCTTTAAAGACGCAGGGCAAACAATTAATATTTTTTTTGCTCCTGTTTCTAAAGCGGCAATAATAGTTGAGGTTGTTTTACCAAGACCCATGTCATCGGCAAGAATAAATCTTTTAGATCCTGCTAATTTTTCGATCGCAATTTTTTGATGATCAAGCGGAGGACGATGAGAATATTTAGAATAATCAACACTAACGGATTGAACGTTATGGGTTTTAATTAATGCAGATTTCGGAATCCAAAATTCTGATAGTTTATCCTTTTCAAAAAATTTACCCCAAACATGATAAGACTTTTCTTTTTCAACTAAAAGTTTTTCAATATAAATCTGTTCTGGTACTTGAATCAAATATTTTTCTTCTGCGAATTTTTTAGAGAAGTAAGTGTCAAGCTCAACCCATTTACGTGCAATTTTAGGTGTTGAGTTGTAATATGTTGTAATATATTCCGATTGACTTCTAGTTGGGTAAAATTTACTAGAGACTTCTTTTTTATGTTTGAGATATAGTATATAATTATTTGCACCACTATAACTTTCGAGCAACTCTAATGCTTTATGTTCTATCAGTGTTTTTGTTTCCAATTAATCTTTTTTAAAAAAATACTAATAAAAAAGATATTTATCAATAAAATCGTATTATGAGAAGTAATGTTCCTATTACAAGATTTGGTAAATTCTTTGGTGATCGTGATTTCGAACTAGAAATTGGTATGGGTCAAGAATGGTTAATTGGTGATATGAACTTCACTTGTGTTTTGTATAGAGTAGATAAAAACAAAATAAAAACTGATGACGTATATGGTGAGGCGGTAACAGACGGAATTAAATTTTTACCACCTGTAGAGTTTAATGCCTATGTTGGGATTGCAGCACCTGAAAACAAAATGATCGGTTCTACTCGTATGGATCAACTTGAACCAGGTAATATAACAATGTCTGTTTATATGAAAACTCTTGATGATTTAGATATTGAAATTGACTTTGGTGATTACGTTGGTTACTACGATAGTGAAAATTTTGTAAGATACTATACTGTTGTTAACGATGGTCGTGTGACTTCAGATATAAAACATACCTATAAGGGGTTCAAACCTTTTTATAGAACAATAATTGCGGCTCCTGTTGGACCAAATGAATTTAGAGGATTATAATGGCTTTACCAAAAAAACACCCAATAAAACCGTCAATACCTTTAACGTATCCTAAAACTCTTTTACCGAGAAGAGAAGAGATAAAAGATATGATTACAAAGGATGGTACGTACCTTCCTAAGTCATTATTACATGCCGATTTGGATGGTGGTTTTTTAGAGTTTGTTAAAAATACTTTAAAAATTTCATCAGAAGGAAAAACTGTACCTGTTGCTGATATACTAATTACAACACAAAACTGGTCACAGTTTGTTGAAACTTGGGATTTCCAAAACATTGATAAGAACATTGAACCTCCATTTATTACTGTAATTAGAAATCCTGAAGTAAAGTACGGAAATAATCCTGCTGTTATGTACAACATACCAAACAGGAGAATGTATTATTATATGGAAGTTCCTACTTGGGACGGTAATAGAGTTGGCGCTGACATTTATAAAATACCACAACCTGTACCCGCAGATTTTAAATACACGGTTGCAATTGTTTGTAATAGAATGAGAGAATTAAACTCATTTAATAAAAAAGTTTTAGAAACGTTTGCATCAAGACAGGCTTATCAAGTTATTAAAGGTCACTACATTCCGATTATAAATGATAGTATGACCGATGAATCGGTTTTGGATTTAGAAAAAAGAAAATACTACATACAAAAATATGAATTTACAATGATGGGATTCTTAATAGACGAAGATGAGTTTGAGGTGTATCCTGCATTATCAAGAACTTTTCAAATGTATGAGGTCGATCAAAGACCCGTTAAAAGACCTCAGAAAAAACAAATGCCAGTACAACCCGAAACAATTCGTTTGATATATCCTGTGGATAATTTATCTCAAGAATACTTTTTTGAATACACTTGTAATTTAAATTTTGATAACTCAGATAATTTAGAAAGTTATTCCGTCTATATAAATGACCAATATTATGGTGATAATGTTGACAAAATTCAAATCAATACTAACGACACATTAAGGATTGATGTTGTTAAACAAGTGAGTGCTGCAGAATCTTCATTAGCATTCACACAATTTTTAGTTTAACTTTCCCCGTATATATCTTTCTTTTCCTTACATTTTTCAAGTATAAGGTTCTCTAAAAATTTATACATTTTAATACCTCTCTTATCACAATATTTTTTTAGGACATCGTGTACTTCGGCGTCAATTTTTAAGTTTTTTATCTTCTTAGGTTCTTTCATAACAGTAGGCAGAAAAAAGGCAGAATAAAATCTTACCAAAATATAAATAGTTTGCATAATGTAAAGTTTTTACTAAAAACTCGAATATTTATAGGTAAAATAAATAAGTAAAGACATTTTAAACATGGCAACAAACAGTAAAGTTTTCGTTTCACCTGGTGTTTATACTTCTGAAGTAGATTTGAGCTTTGTTGCTCAGAGCGTCGGGGTAACAACATTAGGTATCGTAGGTGAAACTTTGATAGGTCCAGCTTTTGAACCGATTTTTATTACAAATTTTGATGAGTTCCAAACAGTATTTGGAGGTACCTCACCAGAAAAATTTGTTAATACACAAATTCCAAAGTATGAAGCGGCTTACATTGCAAAAGCATATCTACAACAATCTAATCAATTATTTGTGACAAGAATCTTAGGATTATCGGGTTATGATGCAGGACCATCTTGGTCAATAACTACAGTCGCTAACGTAAATCCATCAACTATTGGTGTTTGGTGTTTAAGTTCCGTGACTGATCCAACAACTTGTATCACAACATGTGTAACACCTAAAGAACTTACATTTACAGTTCCATTTACAGCTTGTACAAATTCAACAACAACAATAGGATACCAAGCTAATTTCCCTTCAATTATCCAAGATATAATTAATCAACAATATGAAGAGTTTAATGGAAATACATCTACATTAGAAACTCAAATTAATAATTTAATTTTTAATGTAATAACAAGTAACAACCCTTATGTTGCTGAAGACGAACAAATTGCGTACTTTGGTTCTATCGCAACTAATGATTATGACACATTAAATGGTGCAGGATGGACAGCAGAAACAAACGTATTTAATGTCCCATCAGTTTCTTTAAATGATACTGATTTGTCATCACCATTCAATGACTCTTGGTATTATGCCTTATTTACTAATACAGGTAACACAAATTACTCAGGGTATTCATTCTCTACATTAGTATCTGGTTTAACGGCTTATTATCCAAACCCAACACCTACACCTCAAGCGTCATCAACACCAACGCCTACACCATCGGCTGCGAATCCTTGTATTACACCGTCACCTTTTGTGTCACCAACACCTACACCTACACCTGTTAACATTGATTGTTATTCAGGAACTATTGTTGGTAAAATTTATTACTACACAGGAACATCATATGTTGATTATGATAATGTTGTTGTTGCAACTTTAAGATCAAGAGGTATTGCAACTTATACAAACTCAACTAATCCAGCATACTCAGTGACTGCAACGACAGATGCTAGTTTAGATATGACAGGTAAATACGCAGGAGTTCTTAAAAACCCATACTTAACATTCGCAGTTAACTGTACTGATAAGTTTGGTCAAAACTTTACATTCGAAACTTCATTAACTCAAAATGATCCTGAGTATATTAGTAAAGTATTTGGAATTGCAAACTTCCAAAAACCAAGAATTGAAGTTCCTTTATTTAATGAGGAAGTATTCCAATCTTGGTTAAACTATTCTTGGAAAAAAGGATATGTTAGAGGTTTGAATCCAAACTTTATTGAATTAGACTCCGCTCAAAGTGGTGATCCTAACTCAATTGGTTGGTACTTGGATAGATATCAAACACCTAACTCACCTTGGGTTGTATCAGAATTAAGAGGTAATAAAGTTTATGACCTATTCAGATTCTACACAATTTCTGATGGTGATGCAGCAAACACATTGATTAAAGTTTCACTTATAAATCAAACTTATAACAACTTAACGTTTGATGTATTGATTCGTGATTATTTTGATACAGATGCAAACCCTGTAGTTCTTGAGAAATTTACAAACTGTACAATGGATCCAGGACAAAACAACTTTATCGCAAATAAAATTGGTACATTAGATGGAGAATATGCTTTGAATTCTAAATACGTAATGGTTGAAATGAATGAGGACGCACCAATCGATGCACTTCCTTGTGGGTTCAACGGATTCAACTTTAGAAATTACGCAGGAGCTCAATCACCATTCCCAATTATTAAAGGTAAATATGACTTCCCTGGTGAAGTAATCTATAACCCACCATTTGGTTTATCTTCGGGTAATGATGATGCATTAGTAAGTCCGGGAGACAATGTAAGAAGAACATACTTAGGTATATCTAATAGTTTAGGATGGGATGCCGCTTACTTCGAATATGTTGGTAAGAGAAATCCTAATAACACTTGTGATATCGACGGTCTACCATTTAATTACAGATCGGCAGGTTTCCACATGGATGTAAATGCAAGTGGTTTAACAATCGGACCTGAGTTCTCAACAAGTGGTGATCCAAGATTTATCTGTGGTAACTCATCATTCATTCAAGAACCTGAACTTCCAACAAACGCATACTATAGATTGTTCGCACGTAAATTTACATTCTTAGTACAAGGTGGATTTGATGGATGGGACATCTATAGAGAATGGAGAACTAACGAAGACAGATTCCAAATCGGTAGAACAGGATTCTTATTCGGAGCTTGTCCATCTACAAGATACCCACAAGCAACAGGTTGGGGAGCATTTAAAGAAATTTCTTTAGGTGACGGAACTCAAAATTGGGCAAATACTGACTACTACGCATACTTGTTAGGTCAACAAACATTTGCAAACCCTGAAGCTGTTAACATTAACGTGTTTGTAACACCGGGTATTGACTATGTGAATAACAGTAATCTTGTTGAAGATGCGGTTAACATAATCGAATTCAACAGAGCTGACTCATTATATGTTTGTACAACACCTGACGTTGATATGTATGTTGCAACTACAACAGGAGTTGATGTGTTTATCTACCCAACTGAAGCGGTTGACAACTTAGAAAATACAGGAATTGACTCTAACTACACAGCCACTTATTATCCGTGGGTATTGACAAGAGACAGTGTAAACAATACACAAATCTACATCCCACCAACAGCTGAGGTAACAAGAAACTTAGCATTGACAGATAACATTGCATTCCCTTGGTTCGCAGCGGCGGGTTACACTCGTGGTATTGTTAACTGTATCAAAGCTCGTAAGAAGTTAACTCAAGAAGATAGAGACATCCTTTATGTAGGTAGAATTAACCCAATTGCAACCTTCTCTGATGTAGGTACGGTAATTTGGGGTAACAAAACTCTACAAGTAAGAGAATCGGCTCTTGATAGAATCAACGTTAGAAGATTGTTGTTACAAGCTCGTAAATTGATTTCAGCAGTATCTGTAAGATTATTGTTTGAACAAAACGACTCACAAGTAAGACAAGACTTCTTAAATGCTGTTAACCCAATCTTAGATGCGATCAGAAGAGATCGTGGTTTATATGACTTCCGAGTTACAGTTTCTTCAGATCCTGAGGATTTAGATAGAAACCAAATGACAGGTAAGATCTACATCAAACCAACAAGATCACTTGAATTTATCGACATCACATTCTACATCACTCCAACAGGAGCATCGTTTGAGAATATATAAGTTGGTTTATTATTCATACGAAGGGGGACGAAAGTTCCCCTTTTTTATTTAGCGGATATTTATTAATATGAATTACAAAAAAATTGTTAAAGAAATTTTATCTGAGATCATTCACGATCAGATGAAACCCACAATGAAGTATTATGCTTTTGACTGGGATGATAATCTTATGTATATGCCAACAAAAATTTATCTTGTAGATGATAAAGGAAAAACTGTTGGTATGTCTACGGAAGATTTTGCAGAGTATAGAACTGAGATTGGTAAAGAACCATTCGAATACGAGGGACATACTATTGTAAATTTTGACAAAGATGCCTTTAGAGACTTTAGAGTACCGGGAGATAAAGCTTTTATTAGTGATGCTATGAAAGCAGAAACAGGTCCAGCTTGGAGTGACTTTGTTGAGGCGGTTAATAATGGGTCTGTATTTTCGATCATCACAGCAAGAGGACACACCCCTTCGGTACTTAAAAATGCTGTTTACAACCTAATTAAGAAGAACAAACACGGATTAAGTGAAAAAGAACTTGTTAAAAATCTTAAAAAATATAGAGATTTAGCAGATGAAGAAGATTTGTCTGATGATGAATTGGTTAGAGCTTATTTAGATATGAATAAGTATCATCCTGTAAGTTTCGGTGAAGGTTCGGCCGCGAATCCTGAAGAACTTAAAGTGAAAGCAATGAGAGAGTTTATGTCATATGTTCAAGACTTATCAAGAAAATTACAAGAAAAAGCCTTTATGAAAAATAAAATAAGTAATTACTTTATACCTTATATTGGTTTTTCAGATGATGATTTAAGAAACGTCCAAGCAATGAAGAAACATTTTGATGATGAATCTGGATTAGATATTTATCATACAGGAGGAGGTAAAAAAACTAAATTTTAATTATAACCAGAACTAGTTAAGATATAATTTGAAAAATAATTGAAGTAAATAGAAAAAATTTTATTTCATAGTATTTATAATAAAAATAAAACAAAATTTAAACAATAAGATATGGCTGATTTATTAATGAAAATGCCGATCCCTTACGAACCGAAAAGGGAGAACCGATGGATCTTAAGATTTCCTTCATCACTTGGAATTAACGAGTGGTATGTGGAAAGTACATCAAGACCGAAACTTACTATTGGATCAAAAGAGATCGAATTTTTAAACACTTCAACGTTTGTTGCTGGTAGATTTAAATGGGATGCAATTTCAGTTAAATTCCGTGACCCTATCGGACCTTCAGCATCACAAGCAATTATGGAGTGGATTCGTTTATGTGCTGAGTCTGTAACAGGACGTATGGGTTACGCAGCAGGTTATAAAAAGAATGTAGACCTTGAAATGTTGGATCCAACAGGAGTAGTTGTTGAAAAATGGATATTAGAAGGAGCATTTCTTTTAGGATATGATGGAGGTTCTTTAGCTTACAACTCTGACAACATTGCAGGTATTACTTGTTCAATGCAAATGGACAGATGTATCTTGGTATACTAACCTAAATAATAGTAAAACATATAACCGTAGACTTTACAGTTTACGGTTTTTTTTTATCATTTAAGTTGAAATTATATATAATATGGAACAAAATGAATATACAGTAGGTCACGGTAATTTGAATTTACCTCATGACGTTATAACTCTACCAACACAGGGGATTTTTTACAAATCAAAAAAGAAAACAGTTAAAGTGGGTTATTTGACTGCGGTTGATGAAAATATCCTTTCAGATTATGATGGAACAAGAAATGTTACTGAGTCAATTATTCTACCATTGTTAAGAAACAAAGTATATGAAAGGGAAATTAGACCTGAAGAACTTTTAGATGGAGATGTTGAAGCAATCTTATTGTTCTTAAGAAACACAGCTTTTGGTCCTGAATACAAACTGACAGTCACAGATCCCGTAACTGACCAAAAATTTACCGCAACAATTCAGTTAGATGAACTTAATTTCAAACAGACAGAGGTACAACCTGATGAAAACGGACTTTTCAATGTAACATTACCTATGTCAAAAAACAAAGTAACTTTAAAATTATTATCAATATACGATACGTTAGAAATTAACACAATTTTAAAATCATATCCTTCTGACAGAACCGCACCGACAATCACAACAAAATTAAACAAACACATTGTAAGTTTAAATGGGGATACAGATAGAATCAAAATTTCAACATTTGTTGAAAGTATGCCTATAGCCGATTCTAAATTCATTAGAAGATTCATCGTAGATAACGAACCAAGATTAGATTTAAGAAAAGAAGTAATAGCCCCGTCAGGAGAAAGAGTAATGGTCAACATTGCTTTTGGGGTGGAATTTTTTCGGCCTTTCTTCGCAGTATAAGATAACCATATTGGATGAGTTTTATTATTTCTCAAAAATTTTCAGAACACAGTATTCTGAGTTCATGTCTTTACCCACATATATAAGGAAATATTTAATCAACAAATATGTTGAAGAAATTGAAAATAAATAAATTGATATTTATGAGTAAATAGAACAGAAATAATGACTGAAGAAGAAAAAAAAGAAGTCCAAAAACAAATTCAAGAAGCTGTTGCTGCCGAGAGAAAGAAAATTGCTCAAGGAGTTTCTGGTGAAGAAACAAAAGTTCCATTACTTGATTTTGAAGAAGATTATGTAAAAAGTTGGCAAATTGGTCTAAAGGATATTAAAGATATCACTCAAACAACAATGCAACAAGTTGCCGATTCTTTTGTTGATAAAAGTATGGGTGAGAACACTTTTATTAAGTTATTAGATGAACAAGCCACTGAACTTTCTGCACAATTTGGTGTTGGAAAAGGTAGAATGGAGGAATTCCGTCAGTCTATTGGAGATGTATCTCCTGCACTTATTAGAATGGGTATAGACCAAGGAACTGCAATTAAGAACATAGGTAAAATGGGTGAGGCATTGGGATCCGCGGCAAGTTTAGGAAGTGAGGCTATAATTGAACTATCTGCAGCTTCTAAAGCCACAGGACAAGATGTTGGTCTTTTAACTGAAAGATTTAGAGAAGTTGGTGTATCAGTTTATGATGTTGGTGATGCAATGTTGGAGGTTGCTAATTCGGCAAGGGCTGCTGGTGTTTCAGTTGGTGCAGTATCTTCTGCAGTTGCTCAAAACATAGGAAAATTAAACTTATATAATTTTGAAGGCGGTATTAACGGTCTAACAAAAATGTCTATACAGGCATCTAGACTTGGCGTTGATATGAGTAAAGTATTCAAAATTGCCGATGATTTATTCTCACCTGAAAAAGCGATTGAGTTATCTGCATCATTACAAAGATTAGGTGTTACATCAAGTGGGTTGTTAGATCCATTAAGAGCGATGGACATGGCTCAAAACGATCCTGAAGCCTTACAAAAAGAAATAGTTAATATGTCAAAAGAATTTACCAAGTTCAATGAACAAACAGGTAAATTTGAAATTATGCCAGGGTCAAAACGAAGATTAAGAGAGGTTGCCGAAGCTATGGGTATGACTGCTGAAGAGTTAGCAGGTATGTCAATCAAAGCTTCTGAGTTTGACAAAAAAATGTCACAAATCAAATTACCAAGTTTTGCTGAGGGTAATGAAGAAACTAAAGAACTCATTGCTAGTATGGCACAGATGAAGGATGGTGTTGCTACGGTTAATGTAAAAGACGAAAAAACAGGTGAAGTATTATTAAAACAAGTTGATCAATTAACACCTGAGGATATAGAAAAATTAAAAGAGTCTCAAACAACACAAGCACAAACCGTTGAAGAGTTGGCTTATGATCAATTAACAGAGTTACAACAAATTAATCAAAGTATATCAGGAACAAAGGCGGCAGTTGGATTTGGAAAGGCCACTTCAGAACCAATTGAAAAACTTTTCACAACTATGATGAGTATTAATAAAGATGTTGCTGTAGGGATGAATAGGGGCGTAACGACAAAATCTGTTAGAGAACCATTAACACAACTAACCCAACCAATTGAAGATGCGATAACATCATTATTGAAAGAAGATAAAGAAGGTGCGAATCAAGCATTAACTAATTTTTTATCAAATGCCGCTAAAATAGAAGAAGAATCAAAAGTTAAAATACAAGCTTCATTTGATGCAACTTTAAAAAGTATTCAGGATACATTTAATAAAGCATATAACCCACAAAAACCTGCAGAAGGGCAAGTTATAACAGTTAATTGGAATATTTCAGGTGATCCTAATATTACTAAAAACGTTGATCAAGAAACCGTCAATAAAATGATGATCAAAGGATCAGACACTCCTGAGGTTAAAGTAAATCTAAATGGTAATTTAAATTCTAAAAACGCACCATCAGCTATGACAGGAGGAAAAAATCAACCTTAATATACTATTCAAAAAAATAGACTATAATCTATTTATAAAATAAAAGTATGGCTGAAAGCTTTTTATCTTTTGGTAACTCAGAATTGTTTAGAAAACAGTTGTTGGTTAGAAATTTACAACCGTATGGCGTACCAGGTGCATACACATCACCGGGTAACCCTGTAAACTATGAAACAAATTTAACAGTTTCTAATGTGGTAGATTCACCAAATAATTATGTTTCTACAAATTTATTTGCGTCAGATTTATATCCACTTAATGAATACGGACCTGAAGGTGGTTTCGGAAATCCTATTGGTGTTAATTTAACACCCGTTTTAGAACCTAATCAAGGACCATACTATCCTGTTAATGGTGCTCAAACTCAAGGATTAGTCCTTGTTAATGAATTCTTTATTGAATCGGCATACGTAACGAATAAATGGGGACCATCAGGAGGATATAAAGATTTGGTTATCATAACTGATGTCCAACAATCAGGACTTATATACCAACCATATTGGTATCCAGCATATTACAGTTATTCAAGTTACTCAACATACGGGATTGTTTTTTCAGATGATCCATTAGGATCCAACGGACCTTTATCTGCTGATAGTTTTTTAGCTAAAATTGGTGCTGAACAACTTAAGTTCGCATTCAATGAAAGAATTGCACAAGAATTAGAACAAGCAACCATCGGTGCTATTAACTTAGACACGATTACCGATCCATTTTCCGCGAGTTTATTGGCAACAGGACAACAACCATTTTTCATAAGAAATTGGAAAATTACAGTTCCTGAAAATCCCGCTTTAGCCGCGGTATCTTTAGCTAATAGATTAACAGGTACTTATTTCCCTGTTTCATTTATCCCTGGTGATTATTTTGATGATGATAATCCTATTAATGGACCACAAAATGCTGCAGCCTTAGGTGTTGCGAATAATCTAACAGGTGGGTTGTTAGCACCTATATTAAACAAGTATAGAAGTCCATCGGAAGTATTTGTTGCAAATACAGGTAATGGTCAAAGATCTGCACTATTCTCGGCTTTAGATTATAATCTTTATAGACCGGCCTATAACAGAGGGATAGTTGGTGGACTTATTGCAGGGGCATCCGCAGCTGTAAATAGATTATTTGACCAAGACAAAGCTCAATCTTCGGGATATTATGTTGGTAGTGAAAACGCTGAACCAGCACAAATTGATGGACCACCTAATCAATTACCTGTTAATCAATTTGGAGTACAACAACAAACTATAGTTTATGGTCCACAAGAGTTAGGTATTTTATATGAAGGTAATGAAAACCAACTTAATTTCGGATTAAAAGGTAAATCTTATACTGATGGTGGTGGAACTTCAGGTCAAATGGTTTGGACTTCACCTAAGTATAAAGGAGATGCTGGTTTCCGTGCAACTGTAGGTGGTGGGGCAGGAAGTTTAGATGATGAGTTTAATCAGATTTCAGGTGATTATTTAAGATATCAATCGATAGATGTTCCTTTTAGACCTGGATCTATTCTTTATGAGACACAAAGATTAGTAGATTCTGCCGATCAAGTACAAGGACAAGCTAGACTAAAACATGTTGGAACCGCAATTAACCAAGTTTCAAAAGTTTTCAATGACGGGTATAAAGAGTTAACTAAAGGCTCAAGAGTTTTATCTTATGTTAATCAAGCGGACGGAACTCAAGCGGGGTTAGAATACTGTAGAGTGTTCCAAAAAGATACCCCATATTACACATATGCTGACTTACAAAAAGTTGATGGGATCACAACTTCGGGTAGAAGATTTGACTATTCAATATTCGATAATACATATAACTTAAACATTGCTCCTTTAAGAAATCCGGGTTCAACAAATATTGTTGACGGTAAAGTTAAAAAGTACATGTTCTCAATCGAGAATTTAGCTTGGAGAACTTCAGACAGACCGGGTTATACTTACGATGATTTACCTGTTTGTGAAAAAGGACCAAATGGGGGAAGAATTATGTGGTTCCCACCATATAACGTTAAATTTAATGACGATACAAAACCCGATTTCAACGCAACAAGTTTCATCGGTAGACCTGAACCAATTTACACTTATAAAAATACATCTAGAAGTGGACAGATCAGTTGGACAATTATTGTAGATAATCCATCTATGATGAATACTATCATTGAAAAACAATTGAAAGGTGCGTCTAAAGATAGGATTCAAAGTATCATTGATTCATTCTTCGCTGGATGTACTAAATATGATATGTATGAATTAGGTATTAAATTTAATACTATACCAACAAAAGATTTATACACATATCAACAAATATTAAATAATCCAAGATTAACTACTGAAGAACAAGTAGAAGTTCTCCAAAGTATACCTGTAAATCAAGAAGCAACAAACGATGGTGATGCTTCAGGTGCTGACGGAACTCAAGGTACGACAGGTACTGGTAATCAACAAGCAGAAAACATTCAATATTCGGCACCCGATTTAAGTAATTATGTGGGGTACGGTTTGTATTTTGAAAATGATGTCCCTGGCGGTCCTAATGGGACAAAACCTGGTGAAAATAAACAAGGGGGAACATCAGCCTACAATTACGACTATTATTATAATCAATATATAGGTTTAGAATCAACTTATTTACAACAGGCACCACAAAATGTTTATGTTGGTACAGATCAATTTACTAAAGAAGGAATACCAAACTTCTTCTCAACGGTCATTACAGGTAACTATAATGTAATACAAAATGATTTAATTCAAAAACAATTAAATGAAATATTAGTAGATAAAAAAGGTAAAGTTGAAATAGAATTTATTGGGTCTGCATCTGCACCTCAAACAATTTCATATAATAAAAAATTATCAGAACGAAGAAATGATTCTGTAAAAAAATGGTTTTTAGCTCAAAAACTTAAAGACGGAAAAACTTTAGAACAATATCAATCTGAGGGATGGTTTAAAATAAAATTAAACCCAAATGGTGAACAACTTGTAATCCCAAAGACTAAGGAAGAAGCTGCGGCAACTTCAGGTGATACTACAGACATTAGTGTTACAAATGCTCAAGGTGGTAATGTTTTAAATGCTGGAGTTGACTGTACTAAAAATATAACTTTGGGACCAACTGAAAACCCAACTTCAGGTGACATTCAACAATCTAGCAAAGCACAATGGTATAGTATACCTGCGATGGCTTGTCGTAGAGTTGCAATCCAAAGGATTACAGTTGAGATTCCAAAAAACGAAACTCCTGAACCAAGTAAAGTACCACCTAAACCGGTACCTACACCTGTACCGAATATTCTTACAGGACAGACTCAGAGTATTAAACCTGAACCTAAAATCACTATTGAACAAAAGATTAGAGAGGGTATCTCTAAAAAAATATTAAGAAATCTTTTTACTGAGTGTGATTACTTCCAAATTATTAAAGAAAGTGATCCTATGGTATATGATTCTATTAAAGATAGAATTAAGTATTTTAGTCCGGCTTTCCATTCGATGACACCTGAAGGTTTGAATGCTCGTTTGACTTTCCTACAACAATGTATGAGACCTGGTCAAACAATTCCTGTTATTGGTGCCGACGGTAGACCTAAATATAATGATGCGTTGAATACCACTTTCGGTGCACCACCAATCTTGATTTTAAGATTTGGTGACTTTTATCATACCAAAATAGTACCAACAAACCTTGGTATTAGTTATGACCCACTTCACTTGGATATCAATCCTGAAGGAATTGGCGTACAACCAATGTTGGCAAACATTTCATTATCATTCAATATAATTGGAGGTATGGGTCTTAAAGAACCGGTACAAGAATTACAAAATGCACTTTCGTTTAACTATTATGCTAATACTGAAATTTACGATGAAAGAGCAACACCAACTGAAGATACAAGTAAGATGGATCAATACGTTGTTCAAAAGATAACTTCTGCATTACCAACAGTAAGTTCACAAGAAGCTGCGAATATTGTTAATAACGTACAACCTAAAAAAGGAGGAAGTACAATAGGTGTGATAGCCAGTGAAACTGAAATGGATTATACAACCATATTAACATCATTACAAGACGGGCTACAAGGATACTTCAAAGCTTATTATGACGCTATCAGTAAGATTAATACCGATTACAATTTTGGTGCATTACAGATAGCCTTACAAGAAAAATCATATACTGAGGGTGATCTTTCTGAATATACAAATGATAAAGTTAAAACAACCCTTTATGGTAAAAGTAATAATTATCAAGAATATGTTGAGAACTTAATCAAAGAGGTTAAAAAAGATATTGAACAAAATGACGACCCTATTATGTCTTCATTGAAGGGTGTGAGTCAAATGACAAATAAGATTAAAAGAGAATTAGAAGATAAATTACAAGCTTACGCAACACAAAGACAGCAACCAATGTTAGATGTTATAGTGAATAACACCTCAAACATTACCAAAGTCACAACTGATTTGAATTTTATTTTTAGACAATTAGATGTTGTATCTGATAAATTAGATGGTGATCTTGGATCTAATAATGAACCAAATGCTTACGATCTAAGTGGTGATACTTTCTTTGGTCCAGCAACTACTGATGGTACTTTGGCAAATTTATACACTAAAAAAGTACCTGAAACAATAACTAAGTTTGAAAAACTTTTGGAAAGTTATAAAATTATATCAAAAGACGGATTCTTTAACCCAAGAAAATCAACTATTGAAAATGGAAGTGGTTGTAAATTTGTTGTAAATAATGATCCTTATTTTGGTGCTAATGGTGATTGTTCTTGGAATAGATTTTATATTGCAATGTCACCTTTATTTACTAAAGAACAATCATATACTGAATTTGTAAATGATTTGGTGAGTGGCCCTGAAATAAAAGTTAATTCTACTATTGTTGAATTAGTAAAAAAACAATGTGGATATATAAAAGACAGTCTATTCCTACCCTTTCAAAAAATATGGACCGACACATTTATTGAAATTGAAAAATCACAAGATTATGTTGCAGTTACAACATTTAAATTACCTGACGCACAAGTTAAAAAATGTAATTTTGTAACACCGGCAACGGACAACGTAAATCAAAAGAATAAGAAATTAAAAGACCTGTACTCAAGTGTTAACTTGAACGACAATAAAAAGACCTTCAATGGTAAAGTAACATTCAATTAAAATGCCTTTTCAATATTGGAATAGATATACGAATTTTTTAATCAATGGAGAACAAACTGTTGTACCATTTGTGCCAGTACCCTCAAAAACCTCAGATAAAAATTATATTTTTATTGTAGGTCAATCAAGATTAGATAAAGTTTCACAACAATTTTATGCGTCACCCTACTTTGGTTGGTTAATAATGGCAGCAAATCCCCAATATTCAGGTAATGAATACTCAATACCTGATGGTGCAGTATTGACAATTCCATATCCGTTAGTAGCTTCTTTACAAGACTATAAAAACGCATTAGAAAATTACTTCTTCTACTATGGCAGATAACGGCGAAAATATATTAGTAGAATTTGACTACGATAATATTACTTTAATTGACCCAAATAAATTAATTGATGAACAAGGTAATGTTAAGGATCGTCTTGTAAAACAAGAGGACCTGATTTTCTATGCGAATTTGGAATGTAATGTTTTACCAAGAACGAAATTGGCTGTTGGTTCGGCAATGAATGATCAACAAAGAACAATCTCTGTTGGTAAGATTAATTTTTTAAATCCTGGTCATAAAACATTTTTGGATACTGCTTGGTCAGATGAACTAACAGGTAAGGGTACCTTAGAAGGTAAAGGTGTTAACCAACCTAATTTGACTGCGGTCAAAAACCCAAACAAATCTGATGATTACTACATAACTCAAAACCTTTGGTCTAATGGAACACCGGGTGCGGTTGATAATGGATTCTTAGGTATTAAAAGTATTAGATTTTCAATAGGAACTGACTTCTTACCGGTAATAGATATTGAATTAGAAGACGTTAAGGGTAGAGCTTTATTTGAAGGTGGAAACAGTTCACCATACTCTGCATTTTTTCAGTTACCATATCCACAGTTTACATTAACGATGAAGGGTTATTATGGGAAGGCGGTTAAGTTCCCTATAATGTTACAATCATTTAGTTCTAAATTTAATCCATCTACACATAATTTTGAAATATCTTTAAAGTTTTACGGATACAAATATACTTTACTATCATATGTAAATTATGGATCACTAATGGCGGTTCCACATATGTATAACAATGTTGTTAATCAGACTACTGCAAGTAAAACACAAGGATCTAACACAAATGATCAATCCGCACAAACGCCAACAATTGTAAGTAGAGGTTATCAAAAGATGAAAGAAATTTATTCTGATTATAAATCAAAAGGATTAATTCCTGATGATTTTCCAGAAATAACATTGAACCAACTTAATTTCAGATTACAAAAATTTATTGACGATGTATTAAGTAAGTTTGCGAAAGAGAATCTTGGTGTTTTAACTGAGATGACAAATTATACAAATGCACTGACTTTGTACCAACAAAAAGTTTTCTTGTATGGATCTTCATGGTTTAACACTTATATGGATGTTAAAGCACCAATAGTTTTACAAAATGGTCAGAATCTTTACTATTATAAACCTGATTTAGATCCTCAAAAACGAGAAACCGCTTTGACCGAACTTGAGGGGATTATTAAAGACAATAATGCTAAACTAAATGAAAATAGTATTTTTGGAACAAACGGTTCATATACGGTTGGAAACAAAACAGTTCAGTCCAAAATACCTATACCTGTAGAAACAAAAACTTTTTTAAAAAATGAATCTATATCAAATGTTGATTTAGAAAAAACTTTTAGAGCGTCACCAAATGCACCTAAAGGAACATTGTCTCCATCAAATACACCACAGACAGGTTTGACAGCAACAGATTTGGCTTTTGCCACATTTAAAACAAATTTAGAAACTAAATTTAAAGAAACAAATGGTAACTTTTTTGTGTTTGATGGACCAAATACTTTCATGAGTATTACAGATACTGCTGGTAAATCAGCACAAAAGTTTAGAACACAAATTGAACAACAAATTACTGAGAGTTTAGCTTCTAAATTTAATGAACAAGGTGAAAATAGTTTAGGGTTTATCCCATCCATAAGAAATATACTAGCAATTTTTTATTGTCAAGGTGAGGCTTTTCTAAGGTTGTTAGATGAGGTTCATAAAAAGGCTTGGGATCAAAGAGAAAATTCGTATAGAAGGGCTGCGATTTTTGGAAATCAAACAACAGCACCAAGTGTGGACATTAAAGACTCAACACAAAACAATGAACCAATTTATCCTTGGCCACAAGTTATACAAGAGACTGTCGGTGACGACAATCAAGAAAAGTTCCAAGTAATTTACCCTGGTGCTCAAAATGTTGCAAACTCATATAGGGCTTATGATCCTGAAATATGGCCTGAGGTTGAATTTGTCGAACAATTCATAAAAGGATATACACAAAGACAAAATGACGCAGATAAGAGAGGTGCTGAATTTAATGAAATAGATCTACAACCATCTCGAATCTCTTTGAATGGAATTGATTTCCCAGTTTCAAACGAAGTATTTCAAAATAAAGAAGAGTCTAAATATTTCTTTGAGATATATGAAAGACTTCTTTTAAATTCATATTACAGTAGACTTAATAGACAGTCAGGATATAATCTATCTATTTATGAAGCAGAAGCGGATGACGAAGCGGTAAACATATTAACAAGTCTTGGTCAAGATAATCCTTTTTTATCTAAAACTATTAAAGAATATCTTTTGGATAGTAATAATTATTTACCATTCTTAAGACATATATCGAATCAAGGTCAAGGTGAAAGTTGGCAATCTTATATTAGAGGTGAATTTGTCACTAACTATATTAAAAATGATGTAAACAACCCAAATGTTTTATATAATGAAGATATAATAGTATCTACTAAATCACAACCTAATGTTTCTTTAAGTAACCCAAAAAATTTAACAAATCTAAATAAATATATTGCGGGTTCTTCTTCATCAAATACGTTTGAGTTTGGGGATACATACCCAATAACAGATTTAGATTGGGATAGAAAAAATTTAGCAAATGGTAAGTCATTAAATAATGCGAATGAAGCATTTGATACTAAAGATGTTCTTAATTACAACCCAACCCAATTAACGATAACTAACTTTTTGGATAACACAAACGAGAATCAAAGAAGACCTTTTACTTACTTCAATTTTGTTAATCTGAATGTTACTCCTGATGTTACAAATCTAAAAACTTTCTATAAAGATAGAAAATATCAAGATCAATTAGTTACAGAGGGTAATATATCCTACTCGAATTATTCAGGAAATGTTTTTTCTGAACAAACAACATCTATGTTGAATACACCATATTTCATAAATGCAATACAACAAGGTGTGTTTAATTTTAGATACAAACAAAATGATCCCTATCCTTATAAAAGTGCCGCATATTTGTTCTTGAATAGTTTACCTTTAGGTACTTTAAGAGAAAAATACAAAACTTTTGATGGTCAAGCAACAACTGATTTGAATTATATCTTATCCACAATGAAAAAATTTGGTGCTGTTCATAAGTTACCATATGCTTGGATTTTGAAATACGGATCTATTTGGCACAGATATAAAACCTATGACAAAACAGGAAAAGACTTTTTAGATGATGTATGGAAAAACTTTAATTACTTGGAAAATTGGGATCCAGGTTTTTCCTCATCAACAAAAACATACTCATTATTAATTGATGGTGATCAAAAAAATCTTGTATTACAAAATAATTCAGGAACACCACCATTTACGGATATGACAACAGGGTTTTACCCCCAATTAATTGACGACTTCAATGTATTCTTACAAGGGTTAAAATTGTTCAGTGGTAAAACACAAGTTACAGGTAGTGCAGTAGTTCAGAGTATTTCAGGAAATTCTAATGTGTTTACGGTTACGGGAACCTGTACCTGTGCGGGAAGTGCGATAACTGTGAACTCAATTACTAAAAACTATATCCAAGTAAATGACACTATATCCATACCAATTGGTAACATAAATATTAATTTAGTGGTTACTGGTGTTGGACCAAACACAACAGGTGGTACGGGAACATATAGTGTAACCCCAAGTTTTACGTCAACAACAACTAATTTTGTTTTAGGTAGTTACATTAGTGTTAGCGGTTTAACTTTGAGTTCTTTAGGTACGGGTAGTATTTTAACAGGATCTTCAATAAGTCCTCAAGTAACAATACAAAAACAAATTACGGGACCAACACACTCAAATGGGGTTTATAAATTAACATCATCAGCTGCTACGGTTGCTTCAGACTTTAGAGTACTTAACCCACCACTACAAGTAAATCAAATTGATAGTAACGTTTTAAGTGCTGGACAAATAATAAACGGACCTAACTTAAATGGTAACGTTACTATTATAAGTCAAATTTCGGGAACAACAGGTGGTAACGGTATATACATTGTGTCCTCAGGACAGACAGAACCAACATCATCACCATTCGTTGTTCAAAATCAATTCATACAAGGAATAAGTTCATCGGCAATACAACCATTATTAGATAATAAAAAACTAATAATGTTTAACACAACGGACTCAACAATATATGGGGCACCAGGGTTTGATCCAAATAGTTCACTTAGAACTATGAGAATATCACCTTATTCTGTTATTGTTAGAGCAACCGATGAAACAGGTTATTATGTTCTACCATCTTTTGGTACAAACGTCAATCAAGCAAAAGAAGAAGCGTTTAAAAACGGAACCATGAAAACAGAATTGTATAACAACCCTTCGATGTTTAATGGTTCGGTAAGATTATTTTGGAATGCACCTCAATATGGTTGGTTTAATAATGATCAAGTTAAAAAGAACAATCCTATAACTTATTTAAAAGAAATTTTGAATGAACAAAAAGAACAACAAAACTTTTTGATTTCAGGAGAGATAAATGATTATACAAGTTTTGAAGAATTATTCACAACATTTAATAGTCAAACCTTAGATTTGTTTGAATCCGAATTTTTAAATTTCAGTAGATCTCTTTATGATTATGTTGACACTTTACCTGATACCACAAAGTCGGAAGTTCTAAATGCCACAACAGCTCAAGTTAAAAATCCTGATGGTAGTGTTGTTGATATTAAAAATCCTGACGGAAGTGTTGGATCGTTATCTCAAAAAACATTTAAGAATTTTCATTTCTTAATGAAAGAATTAATGAAAATACAAACCCCAACAGGAACGTCACCTGAAACAAAACTTAGTGAAATAATTACAAGTCAAAACACACAGTTCCAACAAGTATTGTCATCTTTTGTAAACTATGATGTAGCCTTTAAATTTGGAAACCCAACTCAGTTTGATAGAAGATTGTACTTAACTTTCTCAACAAGGTTCTTAGAGAACCCAATTATTTATGGACCATATGAACAAGGAACACTACCACCACAAGTTACTGTTGCTCAATCAAAACAACAAAGTCCTGAAACGTGGAAAAAACTATTATATTATGTTGGGGAATCTTCGATACCTAAATTACAATATAAAAACAGTGGATCCTACATAACAGACTTCTTCATTGATTTGAATGTTCAATTTAATGAAAAAAATGTTGAGGATTTTGCACCACTTATTAAAGTATACGCTAGTGAAAAATTAAAAAAGAATAACTTGAATTTAGCTTCATTTTATTCTTTGATGGATAACTACATAATTGCATCTGATAATTACATAGGTAACGTTATTAATGTTATGTTACCTCAAGTAAGAAAAG